CAAAGTAAGGGCAGCGGTAGTGACAAGCAGTGTATAGTTTAGCTGGCCAGAACATTGTGTAATATACTCCGACCAGTAGGCATATCATTTCCTTAACGCTTCTTCGATCTTATCCAGCTTTGAAAATATGGCCCGCACGGTTTCGCGCATTTCTTTCATTTCACGATCATGCGCTAATCTGTCGCCATCGGCCTTTGATTTAAGCACCTCAATCTCAGTGTGGTGTACTTGCTGCTTGTTCCACATCATAAAAACAAAAGCTCCGATTGGTGCGACCAACCATTTCATCGCCAAGTCGATCATTTCCATGCTTCACCCCATAGCCCTATACGACATAGCAATTGCTGCCGCGCCTGTAGTTGCGCGTTGATCTACAACATTTATGCCATCTACGCCCTTTTGATACAGGCCAAGCCATGTGCCAATGCGTTCGTCGTTGTCGAGATATGGTGCTGCTTGAAGCAGTGACGCATAAAGGTAAACGTCAGGGGCCAGCGACAAAAGCCAATTGCTGGGAGCCGCATCGGACAGCCCAGATAACTTCGCATAATAACTTAACTCAGATGGGTATGTTGCATCTGGGGCAGGGATAACTTGGATGCCGCTGCCTAACAGCGTAAAATACTGCGGCTTTCCAGACGAAACAAACTCAGCCTTTTTGATCGACGCTTGGCTTGGGGAAACAAAGGTCAGCGGCTCAATAGGCGTTGTTGTAAGGTCGAAGCGGATTGTTTCTTGCCAGTCCGCAGGGATAGCAGAATATTCCGTGTCAATATTTGCGGTGGCCCGCTTAATCATACGGCGGTTGCGAATGTCACGCGACATCTGCGCTTCGGCTAACGAAATAAAAGATGGGATAACCGTTGTTAGGTCAGTCCGTAAAAGCCAATCAGCAATGGCCGCTTTCAATTCTGAATAGGTCGTAATGCTCACAGTCGGCCACCTCTTGTTCTAAATGCGCGGTTGTCTGGATCGTTTAGCCACTTCTTTAGCGCTTTCGGATCGTCCGCAATGCCTTGACGTTTGAGGTCATAATACACTGAAAGCGGGATTGACGCTACCTTGTCCATGTCTCCGTGTTTATTGCTGGCTGAATTGAATTGACGCTTGTTGCTATCTAATATTGCGTCTGCTTGCTGCACCGTTTCAATTACAAATTCACCGTTGTCTTTGACGTGCCAATAGCGGGTAATTCCAGCAAGCGCATCGGTATCGAAAATTCGTGCCATGTTAGGCTCCTATGTGGATGGGGCGACCCGAAAGCCGCCCCGTCACTTTATTAGGAAGCAGTCAAATCTGCAACAATACCATGTGCAGCTTCGTTTTTAACGATCAAGCCAAACTCAGCAATGACCATACGCTTTTCAGCATCGCCTGTTTTGGCCAATTCTTTCTGTTGAATTGGGCGCAAGTAAGCAACCGAAGCATATTCTGGGTCAATTACGAAGGCATCGCGTTCACGCTGAAAGCGGTTAGGCACCACCGATAGAGAACCAAAATCACTGACATAGACGTCAGCAGCTCCAATTATTGTAGTTGGCTCAGAACCCGTAGCCGTGTAGCGCTGTGCAGCGATACCAGTAAACGCTGATACGGCAGTTTTGTTAAACGGGCCAACCATCAACACCGAAGGATTGCCGCCAGCCGTCCATGCTTTTTGCATAACGTCTTTGAGCATTGCTTCAGTGAAAGCACGTTGTGTTCCGTCTCCACGGGTATCAGTGCCGTCACCAGTTGGGTCAGTACCATCACCAGCTTTGTTGGTGTTTGTAGCCAACCAAGCGGGCAGACCAGCAGTTTCACGGGCAGTTGAAGCGTTCCCTGCAACGCGGGCGTTGCTGTTTAAAAGGGTGGCTTCAATGTCGCGCTTTAGTTCCTTGCCACGTTTAGCAAGGTTGTAGGCCAATTCGTTTGCACGGCCAGCTTTGTCTTGGAACTCCAAGTTGTCAGCAATGATTAATGTGCGGCGACGAATGTGGCTGTAGTTGCCCAAACGAGTTGTTGCGGCAGTTGCGTCGAACGAAGCAACATCATCGCCATCAATGACAGCGGTTGTGGATGTTGCAGCCAACGAGTCGGTTTGCCATTCGAAGAATGTATTTTTTACATTTTCCGAACCTACGTTAGATTGAAATGGTGTTTCTTCGGGGCTAATATTTGCGATCACATTTGAAAGTGACTCACGAATACCTTTCGCCGAGAAAGAGGTGAATGTATTTGCTACGATAGCCATGTGTTGCTCCTTAAAGCATATTGCGAATTATTGCAGCCGCATCACTGATACGACCAGACTTATTTAGGCGCAGTTGCGCTTCCCGCACTTCTGACTTCGGACGCGGCGCAGTGTTAGTCGATCCGCCTTTCATGGTCTTGGTCTTTTGCATCTGAGGTTTAGCTTTAACCTCGTTTGCTTTTTTAGACCCTTTCGCATGAAGCATGGCCATCCTTGCTAACTTCACTATCTTGGCATCAAAGACACCGTTAACATCATCTTCCGTGAAACCTTCGGACAAAAGAAACTTTGTCACTTCTGGTGCTTCCCGTTGTGCAACGTTCATGTCGCCCCACTCAGGGATAACTTGCGGTAGCGTTTCCTGTTGCTTGGCAACGTAGTTTTGAAACGCCCTTTGCTTTTCAGCGGCTAATAGTGCTTGGACACGATCTCTTTCGGAAGCGGCGGCTTGCAGAGTTTGATTCCGTTCTGCTTGCTGTTTTTTCCAGTTCCGTTCCATTCTAGCTGCCCCCACGGGGTCTGCATCATACAGTTTGTCCCAATCAGGCTCTTGCGGCGCGAACGCTTCGATCTTTTCCTGTAACTTAGGTAAAATCTCTGCATATTGTGCGCGTTCCAAATTGACCTCTTGGACTTGAACATCAAACGACTTACGCGCTTCTGACAATTCCATAGTCTTTTTGGTGTAATCCCTTTGACGCAGATAGCCGTTTTTGAGTTCTTCGACCTTTATCTGTTCACCATCAACCTCAATTTCGGCTGCTAGAATATCGACAGATAGGTCTTGGTCATCGCCTTCGTCATCTTCTTCATCAGGATCGGACTCATCGGACTCATATTCATCTTCATCCGTTTCGTCCAAGTCGACATCTTCTTCTTCGATGTCGGGCGCATCTACGTCTGTTACGTTATCCCCTTCGGGCGCAAGCATGGCGTTGATTGCATTAGCGGCATCCGACAGGTCAGTCCCTTGCGGGTTGTTGTTGTCTGTCATTACCAATCTCCTATATTATGCTACAAAATCTGCTTTTGAGCAATAGTTGCGTTATCAACGAGGCTTTTGAGCTTTTGCCGCAGCAAATTAACTCCATGCACACGTTGGTAGGCGGCTTCCCTGCCTTCTACATCTTTCGAAGTTTTCCAAAGGGTAAACGCTTCGGCTTCGATTTCATCCATGAAGCGGTTCAAGTCGGTGTCGTTAGTTAACCGATGCGCCGAATGACCGTCTTCAATGGTTTGCTTTTGGGTTTTAGCCACGAACGCCCTCTTTAATTACGTCAGCCTGTGCTTTGAACACATCGCGCTGTGATGCCATATCGGCCTTTAGCTTTTCGACATTCATCATAGCGCCGTACTTAGCCTTCATTTCTTCCGCAGCAATCAAGATGTCGGCTTCCAGCTTGTCGCGCTTGAAGTCATCTTCTAGTTGCATCTTCTGGCGCTCGAGTTCCAACTCAGCCGATTTCTTTTGAATGTCGGCTTGGATTTGCTGGATTTGCACCTGTATAAACATTTCGTTTACGTCAGGCTTTTGCTCTTGTGGCGCTGGCTTAAAGTCGGCGGGGTCAGACCAGAACTGAGAGCTATCTTTAAACCCAGACAATTCAGTCATGGCTTTAAGCGTGTTGGATAGCTTTGTTATGTCGGTCAATGGGTTTTCATTGCCCATCGTTTGCATGGCCTCTTTCTGCATAGTTCCGATCTGCATTAGCATAGCCATGCGTTCGCTATCAGTGCCACGACCAAGGGCCACGTTAACTGATACATCCATAGCGTTGTTCCAAGCGCGTGGGTCAATTTGCACAAACTCATTGCGTAAGCGTATCATGCGGGCTTGGTCTTGGTGCGTTGTGACGTAGTGCAAGATAAGCTTGAATAGTTGCTTCATGCCGATTTCTGCAAAGACGCGGGCTATCATCTCAATACGTTGCTGTGCGCCCTGCACAGTGGCGTTTACAGCCGTTGCAGTCTGGTTCTGTAGGGCATTAGCATCAAGCCCAGACGAAGCCCTAGAGATGCCTGTGCGGCTCTCTTTGACCTGATCCATATAGTCCAGCATTGGGAACGCTGCTTGCCCTAGAAACGGCACCGCAAGAGGTTGCACGGCACCAGCGGTTGTTTGGCGGATAATAGCACCGACCTCTGTATTCATAACGTCTTCAATGTTTACCTGTCCCTCTACCACAGTCATGCGTGGGTGGATACTTAGGGCCAAGCTGTCGAGCGTGTTACGCATAATAACTGACTTGATGCGCTGAACGTCCATAGTCACGTCAGCTACGCTCATACCAAAGAAATCGTGTGGCTCTGGATCAGGGCAGAACACGGCAAAGGGAACAACGGCGCAAGGCTCGTTCATTAGTATTTTCTTGCCAGAACCAGCCATGCAAACCTTACGAAGCTCTGCAATGCCGTCACCGTCAAAATCAACCTTGGTATAACATTCGTAATACATAACCTTCCGCATAGCTTCGTCTGTGCGGTTGTTGGTCATTGTAGTTAGTGCTGGGTTGCGAGTGTAGCGCTCCACGTTAATGTCTAGTTCATCAACGCCAGTGGCTAAGTCCTCGACCTCATCTTCATCGTAACCCATAGCTACAAGCTCAGAAATAGTGACCGTGCGGCGGTGTGCAATAAAGTCGGCTTCTTCCATAGATTTAGCGCGGCGGTCGATTAGGAACTCCTCTGGTGGCAACGCTTCAATTTGAACGCGGCCATCTTTGGTTTCATACTTAACGGACACATCGTGGATCAATGGCGCTTCAATCATCATACCCGTCATTGGGTCAATCATTGGGTCGCCGCTTGGACGTGATACTTGAATTTCAATCATGGCTTTCGGGTCGGACGCAATTGCAGCAAGCGCAGCATCATCTAGGCCAGACATTTCGTAGTTTTCAACGCTGGTCTTTTCGTCCCAGTAAACTTTAACTATGCCAGCCTTGCGGATTAGAGCATCTTTAAAAGCGCTATGAAGCGTTAGGAACCCGTCATTGTCACGATACATAATGAAGTTTGCGTAATCGGTAGCCTGTTCGGCAGCTTCTACATCTTCGGGGCCTTGTGGAATATACTCAACAGCTTGTTCCGAACCAGTGAATATACGCATGAGGCTTGGAAGAATAGCTTGGACTGTATCGCGCACATCCATTGATATGACTTGGCTGCGTCCATCTTCTTCGTCACCGAAAGGGTCGCCGCGATAGTATTCAGTTGCCTCCGCACGAATTGGAGAAATGATGTTATCAATAAAATCAACCGCGTCATCTATTTCGCCCCCAATAACCCCGTGTAATTCGTCATCGGACATAGGTTCTTCCATGTCCATCGCTTCCATTGCATCATCTTCAAGCTCTGAAGCCATGTTTTTTATTTCCATGTCCATTTAGGAACCTCTGCTAAACGATTTGTTCGCCATTATTGAAAAGCTGGGTTTGTACGGTAATTTTCGTACATAATCCGCAAACCATCTGGGCTCATTTTATCAACATTAATAGCGCCATTTTGGTTGCGTAGCCAATTTGAATACATCAACTCGCTCATACCGCTAGGTGGCATACCAACCGCTGAGTTAGGCATTACTTTACTGCCTAAAGCGCCAGATGCCCCATTAACATTGCTATATGGCGTTCCAACTGGTTGAACGGTTGTCGGCATAACATTAGTTTGTGCGCCAGACATTGAGGAAAGCGGCGCTTGCATAGCTGGGTTGCCAGACAGCCCGTAAAAGTCTTGTGGCATGGCTTGGGAAGACATCATCTGTGGTCGAGGTTGTGGGCGCATAGATGTTGCTGGGGCCAGAATAGGCGCAATAGCTGCTTGCTGTGCAACCCCGCCTTGTTTGCCTAACAACCCACCAAGGCCACCTTTTTGCCGAATGTCATTGCGAACCATTGTGCCGCCAAGACCCATCATTGCACCGCTTGCGCCACCAGTTGCTAGACCAAGCAGCCCGCCAAAGAAAGGGTTAGCCATCATTGCCTGTGGGCCGCGAAGCGTTCGTCCTTGGCCTTGCTGGTCAAACTCTGTCCAGCCGCCGCGCCTCATGCCTTCTTGGTAGTCTTTACCACCAGCGCGTTTATAGTCTTCATTTGAAAGACTAGAATAGGAAGCTCCAGAGCCGCCCATTCCCCCACCGTCAAACATATCCTTTAAGCCAGTAAAGCCTTTCTTGGACGCTTTATCTGCGGGTGATTTACTTGCAGCCATGAGTCAACTCCTATGCGCTAACGGCGTTAATTGAACGTCTTTGCAGTGATATTATCATAAGTTTGCAATTTACACCACGCCCTTAACATTTCGCCTCAAAGCGCCACTCCACACCGTCTTTGGTTTGTATCCAGTAACTAGATAACGCATTGCGTCAGCGCTGTGTGATGTCCAATCGTGAAGCGGTCGCATACGCCATGTCTTGCCCTTTTCGTCCCAATCCCTGCGGTACTGGCGTAAGGCTTCAACCCCACGTTTACAGCGCTCCGCATCGAACCAAGTGGTGCGTAGGAATAACCGCGTGGCTTGTATGCCATCATCTATTGATAAGCTAGGGGCAATCTCAATACCATTAAGGCCAAGCGATTGCAGTATTTCAATGCGGCTTTTACCCGTTCCCAATTCCCTAACTCGCGCATCGTGCGGCAAGATGTGGGTATCGTAAACGTATTCTTTTTCCTTAATCACCTTAACGTAGTGATCTAGACCAACGCCGCTGCTTTCGTAAAAGTCTATAATGCGGCGCTCTTGTCCCACAAATTGTGCAAACCAGATCGACGTGCTGTCAGACATTCCCAAGTCCCAGCCAGTAACAACGGCAATGGCGGGGTCGTAAGGAACAACGCCAACGCGCTTGCTTTCGGTGGCAAGTTGCATTTCTGTGCCGTAATATGCGCCTTGAATAGCCGCCTCGAAACTGCACTGAAACTCTTGAAGGTATCTGTCTTCCCCCATAGTGCGGCGGGCTTCTTCAAGTTCTTGCTTATCAAGCACACCAGTATCAGATGCTTTTAGATTAGCGCTGAACCAATTGGGGTCGGTTATTGAGTTATCGTATATATCCCAAAAGTCATTCTTACCTTTGGGCGTTCCAATGAATGTGGCGCGGCCTTTACGATCTGCAAGCGCTGGGCGAATAACCGTGGGCCAAGCGTTAGATGGAAAGTCGGCTGGCTCATCAAGGATTACATCGTCAAAATACAATCCCCGCATTGCATCGTAGTTATCAGCGCCGAACAAACGCAAGCGGCCACCATTATGAAAATCAATCCGCAGTTCGCTTTCGTTTACGGATATGTTGGGCAGGGCTTGGGTGTAGTGTTTAGCGTAATCCCATACGATTGCCTTGGCTTGGCGGTAATAGGGCGCAATATACGCCGCACGGGCGTCAGGTCTGGGGTTTGTAATGCAGCGTATGATTAAGTCGTTAATAGCTGCAACTGTCTTACCAAAGCGGCGGTGGGCAACGATACAAGCAAAGCGTTCTGTTCGGTCGTGGTACGCATCCATTTCTGGGCGCGGCTTATATGGTATTATTACCTCTCCCATCGAACAACCAGTTCCGTCCCGTCTTTGCCCGTCATTTCAACCGCGTTAGTTTCTTTCCACCCAGCTTGGGTTTTAAGGAAGAAAATCATTGCAGATGTGTTGCCTTCCCTTGCTTGACTAATCAAAGACCTTGCAACTGTGCCGATAGCTTTTGCCTTTCCTCTTTTGTAGCGTTCAGAAATATCGTCCTGACGCTTCATTATTTCAAAAAAGGTTGTGCGACCAACGCCTAGATAGTCCGCAATTTGTTCAGCCGTAAGGAAGGCGGCAAGGGTTTCAATCTCACCGATCTGTTCAGCAGTTAGCTTTGTTTCTTTACGACCTGAGTTTTTATTACCCGCCATGATGTATCCTTATTGTGCCAGCCGACTAAGTGACTTCCTTGCGGGCCACATCATTGTGGTTGACCGCACACCTAGCCGACTGACATTCCTCAAACGATTGGCCCGTTGACTCTAGTATAGCAGATTTGCCAGAAAAGTCCTGCCACCGCTTAATGATCACATCACAGTACTTTGGGTCTAGTTCCATCATACGGCAGTCACGGTTGTTTTTTTCGCAAGCAATCATGGTTGAACCAGAGCCGCCAAAAATATCCAAAACAATTCCGTTAATTTGACTGCCGTCCATAATGGCCTTTTCGACAAGCTCCACGGGTTTCATTGTGGGGTGCAAGTCATTCTTTGCAGTTCTTTTAATGCGCCAAATATCCATGCCGTTTTTACCGCCATAGAATTTATGATTGTTTACCCACCCGTAGAACATTGGCTCATAGGTACTCATGTAATCGCTATTGCTTAGAGTGTGGTTGCCTTTGTCCCATATGATAAGCGAACGGCACTTTAAACCAGCACGCTCCATACTCGCGTAATAGTTATCAATTCCAAGGCGATAGAACGTAATGTAGAAAGCTCCTTCAACGGAGAGTTTTATGACGGAGTTTATTGCGTCTAGAAAGTCATTACCTTCAGACTTAGACATCTTGTCGTTTATAATGCCGCCGTGTTTTGCGTTGAATGATTTTGTTCCGTCTGCGTGGATACCGCCAGTGAAGTCCATAAGGTATGGTGGGTCGGTAAAGCACATATTTGCCTTGCGACCATCAAGTAACTTATCAACCGCATCGATGCTGGTACTATCTCCGCACATTAGCCTATGGTTTCCTAGAACCCAAACGTCACCCTCGACTGATGTAGGCGTTATCGGAATGTCTGGGACGGCTTCTTCATCCGTTAATCCTTCGACAGGCTCCGCTAGGAACTTATCCAATTCGTCTTGGTTAAACCCAGTGAGGTCTAGGTCGAAGTTAAAGTCAAACAAGTCTTTAAGCTCTATCTTTAACATATCAATGTCCCATCCAGCGTCTAGCGCCATGCGGTTGTCGGCTATGACATAAGCCCGCTTCTGCGCTTCACTGAGGTGGGCGGCTTCAATACATGGAACCTCTGTTAGCTTTAGCTTCTGTGCAGCTAAGACACGGCCATGCCCAGCAATGATGCCGTTTTGTCCGTCCGTTATAACTGGGTTGAGGAAGCCAAACTCTTTAATGCTGGCAGCGATCTTTGCAACCTGTGCATCAGAGTGGGTGCGGCTGTTTCTGGCGTATGGAATTAAATCGGCCAGCGGTAACATATTATAATCGGTCATTTGCCTCGATCCTTTTGGGTTGTCGAGATTGATTTGACCTATTTATAGTCGTTTCCCAGTTCTGCCGCAATAGCAGCGTATCCAGCCAAGTCGATCTGGTTATCTGAATGGGTTTCATTCGTTGCTGATCTAGCTACTTTGAACACCGTCATCATCATGGCTACGTCATATGGCGTAAGAGGCCCAACGGGGCGCATAGAGAGCCACCAGTCCCAACCCCTAGCAATAGACCCAAAATTGTTTTCAGCGTCTCCGTGGGTCGCTGCACGGTCTGTAGTGATATATTCAGCGGCTTTGGAAAGAACATCTGCGCGTTTCATGTGATACCTTTGAATTGACGGGGGCGGCTTATAAATGTGGCGCATTTGGTTAGCGCAATTCGACCACTCTGACATTTACGCCATAGTGTTAAAATTGATGCCCCCGTCTTGTTTTTTATATTAGTTATCAGTGTCTTCGTCAACACTATCATCAATCATAAAGCTATTTTGTAGGCTATACATTGCGTTTTCTAACTCGTTTATGTCTTGCAATGTAATCTGGCGCATATTGTCTACGGAATAAAGCGCTTGCTTAATAGTCTTAAAAGCATCGTATATCGATACCATTTGCCCGTGGGTCATGGCTTCCATCCCAACCTTGCGGCGCTTTCTTAAATCTTCGCGCTTCATTTCCCATTCGTTTTTATTCGCCATCTAAAATATCCTTTATTGAGTTTCTAAGAGTGTCTTCACCAAACTTGGTTAGTTTATATTGCCAGCGGTTTGTTTTATCCCATGTCTTAGAGGTAACGTGAGCAATCCCCCTATGTTCAAGGATATGAATTAAAGCGCGGGCGCGTTCTTTTGTCATTCCCGTAACTTCGCCAATTGCGTCTGAAGTAATGTATTCGCCGCGAACCTCTAAAAGCTTTATGGCTATAGCCACGCAAAGCTGCTTGGGTGCTAGAGTCACAACTTGAATATTAGGCACTTCTTTATAGTCCAACATTGTTTATCTCCTTGTTTTTTCCTTAGACAATTTTACAAATAACACCATGATATTACTAATGCCCGTTTTATGCTGATTAGTAACACTATGATATTAGCAGCGCTGAAAACCCATTACCCCGTTCCTTTCTCTAACCGTGCGGGCCGTGGCTTTGGGCGTAGGGTTGGTGATGATGTTGGTTCACACTGCGCCCAAGCGTCTGGGTATTCTTTTCTAACAAGTTTAATCATCTGGCCCATTGCTGCGCTGCATTTCCTTTCTGTGCTGTAGACTATGTGGGTTAGTGTGTCAGTTTTGAGTGCTTCAATATGATAGTGTATTATAAGAACCGTCCAAAACATTAGAACCTCTTTGCTGTTCGTTGCGCGATGTATTCAAATATGCGTGGCGTGATTTTGCGCTGAACAAGCTGGGCGTAACCGTGGCCATAAGCCCACATCGCTTCGCCTTTATGATGCCCAGCGCAATAGGGGCCAATGTGGTAGATAATCTCATCCCCCTTGCGGGTTTCTGAAAGGGCGCTTTGAAATGAACCATGCGGCTTGTTGTGAATATCTACCTTCATTGTTTTCTCCTAAAATGGAACTTCGTCATCCATATCGTTGGCGGGTGCCGCAGAATATGTTTGCTCACTTTGTTGACCTTTGCCCATAAAGCTAAAATCATCAACCGAAATACCAAGCGACCCTTTGCCCTCATACACATCAACCGTTGGGCGACCCTGTAGTGTTAGCTTGGTGCCTTTGGTGATGTATGGTGCAAGGGATGATGCGCGTTTACCCCATAGTGAACAGCTAACCCAAGTTGCGTCACGTTTAACGCCGTTTTTGTCTTTGCCGTTATCTACTGCGACTCGAAAGCCTAGAACGCTGTCGCCGCTTTGGGTTTGGCGTAGCACCGCATCTTTACCTACGGTTCCTGCTATTATTAGAAGTTGCATTATATTGTCCTTTTTCCATTAAAAAAATCATCTGGTCGGCATTTGGAGCAAAACCATTCGCCCATTTTGTTTTGTTTGGCGTTATACATTCTGCCAAAGCATCCGCCCCATTTGTCACCGCATACCGAACAAGGGCGCCAAAACACTTTCTGGCCGCAAGAGCGGTGCGGTCTTAAACGGGGCGCATCGTCATTCATGCACACACCGATCTAAAGGCTGCTAGGGAATGGCTCCACATAGTCAGCGATGTGCGCTTGGCTGTCGGGTCGTTGCTTACGTCAGCCTTATAAATACGCCCGTCTGTCCATAGGCTCAAAAGAACCTTAGTCAGTTGTTTAGTATCGCTTATACCCAAGCAGTCGGCCACATAGCGCGTTGTTATCGGAGATGTAGCGCGCCACAAAACATTTAGCACCTCGTCAACGTCTACAACTCCAATGATGTCACGTTCAACTGGAAGCTGTATAACTTCGGCCTTTAGATCGCGCTCAAGTTTAACGCACTGATATGGCGTATCGTATTTGCCGTTATTGATAACCAGCGTTCCGATAAAAACATCACCAACCTGTGCGCCAGCTTCGTTGCAAACAAATGGTGGCAAGAAAGCGTGGTCGCCGTTTTCAGTAAGCGCGGCAAAACCAAAACCGCGCTCGTGAATGTTTGTTATGATTACTTCTTTTTGCATTTTTCCCTCATGCTTGTTTGATTAAAGAATAAGAAGCAACCATGCGTTTTTTACCAACATCAATGCTTACTTTTTCAATTTGGTGACCTTCTTGGCGGAGTTCGTAAATCCGCGCTGCTAACCTAAAGCACCCAAATTTGTGGAGCGCTTCAAGTGGTGTGATTTGATTTCCTGATTTAAGGTAAGTTAAAACTGCTGCGTTTTGCGTTTCCATAATTTTCCCCTAATGTTTCTGAATAATATCTTCGATTAAGCCAAGGCCGTATTCGGCAACAATGGCGTTTTGCAAGCGCTTAGATATTGGCTTGCCGTTGCGTGGGTTATAAAAATGCCCAAGGTCAACATCGGCGTATTGCGGTTCGTCGTTTGATTTTCCGCAGTCGTGGTAGTCGTAGTTAATATCGACCTCAAACTCAAAGCCGCGATAATAGAAAAGGTTTTGTTGTGTGAAGCAGTACATTTGATTTCCTCTTTGCGTGTTTCTATACAAACCAATCTAAGCACATTTGTGACGGATGCAAGCGTTTTTTTGCAAATAACACATTTTATTTGTTGTTTTCTATTCGCGCATTAAAATACAACAAATACAAAGCCCAATATTTTTGCATCGAACTTTGTATTAAGCTTTAAATCTTCTTTGCAGCAAACCCAGCCTTGGCCATAATCTCACTGGCGGCTTCGGCTGAAACCCGTTCATTGCGGTATTCAAGTTGCGGTGAATAGATCGTGTCGCGGTTAAGGCATATCTCAGCCACGCGCACCAATTCCATTTCCTTAACGCATCGCTCCGCTATGTCGCCCACCATAGGCTTCTTGCGGCGTTCTGGGTTATCTGCGCCCATCCACCAGCGCACGGCGTTAGCTATCGCCCAAGCTGGATACGGTCTTAGTTCATGTTCCCAATCAGCGGCTATTGCAGTCATCATTTGCTCCGAAAGATTGCCTACGAAATATTGCGCCAATAATGTTGCGACCCTTCCTGTTATCCATTTAGGTGTCGCTGGGGTTTTAAGCGCTTCGATCTTAGCTTCTATTTCTTGGCGCTCAATCTCCGAACCTATCGGCGTATGCAGCAAATCCCGCCATGAGCGCATCATGTCCGCCGCTTGGTCTGGATGAACGTGCTTTGGTAAACTTGCGGCTGTTTCCAAGCCATGTTCGCCAAGCTGCGTCCCAGTCCTTGAATTTGGTTCCCTTAGAGAAATGGTAGTTGCTGAATTGATGACTTTCATGTTTGATTTCCTCATTGCTAAAGTTTCGCTCTAATGCGTCTTGGATGTTTTTGTTTGATACAACCCAACCTTCTGGCAAGGTGCAAGCTCTTTTATTTTGTTCGGCAATACTTGGTTCAATTCCTAGGTTTATATTTCCAAGGTTAATGGTCTGCAAATTCTGCATAGGCCCCTCTGCAATATCTGCACCCCCCCTATGCAAATTCTGCACCCCCTCTGGACGTTGTTGGACTTCTTTAGACTTCTTTGGATTTTCTTGGGTTTCGATCAAATTCAAATGATATTCGTTTGATGTCTGCGCCCCATCATCCCTAACGCGTCCAACAACCTTTAAAAAGTTGGCCGCAACCAGTGCGTCTATGTGGCTGTGAATTGATCTAGGGGCCATTTCGCAGCACTTTGAAAGGCGCTTGATGCTGGGGAAACAAGCCCCAGTTTCGCCGTTGTGATGGTCGGCTATCCAATACAAAACAATCTTTGTCGCTGGCTTTAAGCCAGTTTGTTTCATAGCAAGTGCCGTCATATAATGACTCATAGGCGTTTCCTTTCTGGTTGTGGAAACGTAAGGCACAAGTTATGATGTGCTTACGCATCCATGCAATGCGTCATAGCCAGTGTATTTCTCCCGAATACGATTGGCTTTTACTTAGGCGGGTTGAGCAATGCTCCCCGCCTTTATTTTATACTATTACTACTATCTTGCAAATGTTTTCTTTTCCGCGAAGCCTCTGATAAACGATACCATCCATTCCGCATAAGAACTTTGCCTTCGTCATCAAGTTCAATCAAACTATCTTGCACGTCATCTAAGTCCCACTCAAAGTCTTCGGCAATCTCATAGGCTGTGGCCGATGGGACTATGAATAGATAAGCGACAATATCGTCTTTTAAATCGGTTAGGTCGTTCATGTTTCTTTTACCTCTAATCCCATTGCTTTTACGACTGCAACCCGCACGTCATAGTCACGGGTCATAAATCCTTTTACATCTTCATAAATCAGTATGCCGTTTTCAACATAAGCAAAGTCTACGGTTAGCTTCATCTTACGGCCAGTGCGTGTCAATACGGGGGCGATATGCCCAAGCAACTCAATTTTGACTTGGCGCTGCAAGTTGGATATTTCACCAGCCTTTTCTAAAAGCTGCAACTCAATCCAGCGGTGCGCCTCTTTCTTTGAGTCAAACTTAATTTCACCAACAACGGTCTTCTTTGCGCCGTATTTATTGCGCGATGGTTTTCTGAAAAGCGGTCTAGCCATCACCATGCCTCCATATCTACGTCACCCTTAGTCAACTCTTGTATCATAAAGCGAACCGCCTTGCTGGGGCGTGATTTACCTTCAACCCAACGCCATAGTGTGGCGTTATTAACGCCCATCTTCTTGGCAAACCAAACGCGCTTAATACCGTTTGACTCGATCCAATGGTCTAAATCTTTTGATGCAGTCATAAAAATCTCCTTGTGTTTTCTATCGTAAACGCAAAAAAATGTTATTGCAATGCAAAAAAACGCTTGCAGATTATAATTTATGCTTTTAGGGTATAAATACGATGAAACAAAGGAACCCAAAATGAAATTTAGAATCCGCGACATACTTGCAGACCTTATCGGCGTAATTTCAATCTTTGCTGGCGGTTACATCTTCTTGATGGCTGGCCACATTTTCGGAGCTTAAAAATGACACATAAAAACATCGCAACCGCACTTGCAGCCGCCCAATCAGAAATGGGCAAAGCTTTAAAGCAATCAAGCAACCCGCACTTTAAAAGCAAATACGCCGACCTTGCATCCGTTATGGACGCTTGCTTGCCAGCGCTTAATTCCCACGGCATAGCGGTTATTCAGCCATCGGGCGAAAACGAAACAGGTCGCTACGTTGAAACAACATTAATCCACGGCACATCGGGCGAAATGCTTTCTTGCAGGGTGCCGCTAATCGTAGCTAAAAACGATATGCAGGGTTACGGTTCCGCCGTTACTTACGCTCGCCGTTATGGGCTTATGAGCATGGCAGGAATTGCGCCCGAAGATGATGACGGCAACGCAGCCGCTAAAGCCCCACCAAAAGAAGAAGCGCCCAAGCTAATTACGGAAGATCAATTCCGCGAACTTAACGACATGATGTTTGACACCGAAACCGACGAAGAAAAGTTCTGCGCCTACATGAAAGTTGAAACCATCGAAATGCTGAACCAGAAGCAATTTAAAGACGCGATGGTTATGCTGCAACGCAAGCTAAAAGCCATGCCAACGAAAGAGGCGGAATAATGGAACAGCGCACCGAAGAATGGTTCAATGCGCGGATGGGATGTGTAACAGCATCCCGCACCGCCGATGTAATGGCCAAGACTAAATCAGGCCCTAGCGCCAGCCGCGCAAACTATATGGCCGACCTGATCTGCGAACACCTAACCAAAGAGCGTAGCGGCGGGTTTACATCCGCTGCCATGCAGTGGGGAACCGAAACAGAACCACAAGCTAGAATGGCCTACGAGCTTACCTACGGTGTCGATGTGGTTGAGGTAGGGTTTGTTACCCACAGAACCATTACGGGCTTTGGAGCCAGCCCTGACGGCCTTGTAGGGCATGATGGGCTTATAGAGATCAAATGCCCCAACACCGCTACGCATATCGACACGCTTTTAAAAGAAGAAGTGCCATCGAAATACATAATCCAGATGCAAGTTCAAATGGCTTGCACTGGTCGGCAATGGTGCGACTTCGTTTCTTTCGACCCAAGGCTTTCGGCCAATATGCAGATGTTTGTTAAACGCATAGAACGTGACGACGAATACATCAGCATGATCGAAAGCGCGGTAAAAGAGTTTATTTCGGAAATGAACGAAAAGCTGGCATCGTTGCAAACCAAGTTTGGGGCGTAAAATGACAAAGGCAAAATATCCCCCCATTGATAGGAGATCGCGGGACGAAGCTATTATAACCCTAAGAAAACAAAAGTATTCTTACAAGCAAATCATGGCAGAGCTTGACGTAACTCACGGGGTTGTTCTTTATGTAATCAAGCGAGATCGCTGCGTGGAAATTTCAGACCCGTCAGTAAGAAAAGCTTTTAACCACGTTTTATATCAGTCTAAAAACGAAGGAATGAGAGTGGGCAAGATTTCGGACGTTTGCAGTATTCTTGGATATAAGGGGGTCAAGTGGGTTCTAAAGTCCAAACCAGATGGAATGAGTTTTGCAGAATACGTTGGCGTTATTTTAAAAGACCTTCATTTGGAAATGTTAGATGGCAACACTTAATTTTATAAAAACACCTAGCGGGCTTGCACCACAAGATGAACAGGCCCGCGAATGGTTCGACAAACTATCCGTTGGGCGGTTTGTAGACGTAAAGGTATCGCTGCCCCGCAATGGCGGCTTTCATCGCAAGTTCTTTGCTATGCTTAACGTAGCATACGCCAGCCACGAATGGCCTGAGATTGAAACCAAGTTTGGCCTTGCCCGCACCAGCTTCGATATGTTTCGCAAATACGTTATTGTGAAGGCTGGGCATTATGAGGCCGAATTAACCCCGCACGGTGAAGTTAGAGTTGTTCCTAAAAGCCTGAGTTGGGCCAAGCTAGAACAGCCAGAGTTTGAAAAACTCTACAGTGATGTGCTAGACGTTATCTTGAAAGAGTTTTTATCCAACTGGACGAACGCCGATATGGACGAAGCCGTGCGACAAATGATGGAGTTTACATGAGCTTTATAACGCGACCAATTGCCCGTTTTATGCTGCGGCGGATTAACCCAGAGCGTGAATGGCTTGCACTTGCCCTTGTAAGGGCCAGAAAGCGCCACCAGAGGGTGTCTGACATGGTTTCTAGGTTGGACTACCTAAACCGCAAAGCGTGGCTGTGGGAGCGTTTTCTGTGAACCTAACGGGCAAAGCACCAATGGGCTTTAAAAAGCCAAAGCCAGAGCGCGGGACTAAACGCGCCAAAGATTACATCGAACAGGTCAAGCAATTGCCTTGCGTGGTATGCGGTAGATCAGGGCCATCAGATGCCCACCACATTATCTGCGAAAGATACGGCAGCGCCAAGACAAGTGATTTTGACGTTATACCGCTATGCAAAGAACACCATCAAGTCGGGCCAGACGCTATCCATAACGGTAAAAGTTCATGGGTTGCTAAATACGGCAATGACTTTGATTATATTGAAACCGTCCAAAATCAACTGAAAGGCTAACCAATGACCCAAGAACAAGAAGATATGATTCGTTTGCTTAAACTACCCCACCGCATTAATAACCCTGCGGCATTGTTTCGTTTATGCGAAAAGGCGGCTGTAGAGCTTGAAGCCCTACTAAACCGCCCCAAAGGTGGTCGCCCTAAATCTATTGAGGCTGTTGCGCTAAAAGCCCACCAGTAAGTCTAGGCAATTGGCCAGCGGTTGAAATTGGGCTATATGCGCCCAGTTTTTGGTTGGCCAAGTATTGCTGCATAAACGGCATCATTTTTATTTCGCTTGCAACTCTTGGCGCGGCAATGCCAGCCGCAGCGCCAGCCGCACTGCCAAGTGGCCCAAATACGCTACCGACAGAACCGCCAACAGTACCGCGAATAAGCTGTGGTACAAGATTTGCTGATAAGTTTTCTGAAGTTCCAGATGTTTTTGGTTTTTTCAAAACAGCCTGACCAGCGCGGGCAAGCTTTCCTATTTCGCGTGTTTGGTTTGTATAGGCGCGAAGCCCTTGACCCTTTAAAGCATTACTTAGAGCGCTTGGGGCAATAATACCCTCTGCGCCCCGTGCAGTTCCAAGGGCCTTTTCAATGGCTAGGTAATTGCGATACTGGCCGCGACCTTCTTTAAGCAAAGCAATGTCCGCATCACGCCCAGCCGCTTTAAGTGCGTTTTCAATTTGCTTATCCACAATGTTGAGCAATTTTATTGCGGCATCTTTTGTTTCTCTGATTGGGCTTGTTGTTAATTCCGAAAGGTCTGAACGATACGACCGCAATGTTGCGGTATCTAAAGTTCGTCCTTGCTTAACTGCATTTGAAATATCATCCGACATTTGACGAAGGAATGGGCTTTTGTTGGCAAGCGTTACTTTTGAAGTGTAGCCTTTGACAACTTGCGAAATGTCATCCGCCAATGATTTGATAGGCTGAAATGAAACGCCCTCAAAGGCACCGTTAATCTTGCCAACAATACTCTTGTTAGCTTGCATAAGGATTTCTGGCGTTGCTTCAGCCGCATCGACACCAATCATTTTAAGGGCTGCAGATGTAAACGCTTGATCTTGTGAAGCAATTATATTTGCGCCAGTTGGCGACATCATTTCGCTACGCATTAGCGCATCTTTGTTTACCTTTTGCCCAGCGGTTACAGGAACGCCATATTGCTCTAACAAGCCAGCTTGCTTAATACGCTGTGGGCTAACACCAGCATTAGGGGTTACTGCGCCCCGTGCTAGGCCAACAACCTTAGAAGCCGCCATTGGGGCAAGCAAAGCGCCACCAATCCGCGCAAATGGTTCTGCGGCGGTGCCTTCGGTTGCCTGTCCAAGTGCTTCTGAACCAAGGCCAGCAAGAACGCCAACCTTTAACGGTGCGCCAACAAGCATTTCGCCAACAGTTCCAGCATATTTTGCTGGGGTAGACACGCCGCGATATTCAGTTGCGCCGCCAGTTACATCAGATGCAACGTCACGAATATTGCTGCCAGATAAAGCATTGAACAAAGCGCTTTCTGGCGCGTCTTCGCGCAGCAAACCAATCTTCTTTGCGCCAATGTCCATGTATTTGCCAATAGTTGCTGGCAAACCCAAAATTTCCATTGCCGTGCGTCCAGCCCCAGCAATACCAGCGCCCGCAATATCAGCGGCGTTTTCTAAAAAGCCAGACGGTTGTTCTTGTGGCGCAGAACCGCCAAAACTTTTTTGCAGCGCAGCATATGCGCCTTGCTGGTTTTCGCCGCTAACTTTATATTTTTGACCATCAGGCGCGGTTATAATAAAATCTGCCATTATTGAATCGCCTCTATTGTGTAACCATCAATAACCATTGACCCAGAGCTTTGAAATAATGGCGCAGCATCCGCGTCTTGCGTTTGTGTTTCAACTACAGTTGTTGCGGTTTTAAAGCCAGCTTTTGCGCGTTTATCAATTTCCGCCGCTGGCAAACCTTCACGCAAAGCTTCTAATGCACGGTGCCGCGCTTCACGTTTATCTTTCAGAACTGATGTCGAGTCGTTTGGAACAGGAAGATACTGTCTATTTGCTAGCGCTTCTTCTTCGGCAGTAATTGTAGCGCCAGAATCTTTACGCAAAATTGCAGAAACAAATTCAAGACCAGCGTTTCGCGCTCTCTTATAATCTTCAGACTGCATATAACTTGTAGCCAATTCAATGGCTGGTATCCCTTGTCCAGACTCAAGAAACTTGTCCCAACCTCCTGTAAGAGATGATTCAAGCTTATCTAATTTTGGCAAAGCGCCAGCGGCACGAGCCTCATATGTAAGAGTTTTTGCTTCAGCTTCGCTTGGTTTATCTGGCTTAGAAACAAC